TCTCTCTTCTCCTTCCGCTTCCTTCGTTCCTCATGCACTTCTTCCTGCTGCATCTCTGTAAATTCATGCTCGGAGCGATCTTCACCATCCTCTTCCGACATCACATCAAAATCATCTGCTTCCTCTTCCGAATCAAATCCTTGCGCATCCTGCGCCGCCACAAATGCCGCATCCGTCACCATCCGACGAATCATACTCTTCAACTCCTCCGGATGCTCATAGCCAATCGGTAATTCCACTGGCGTGTTTTCTGGTATCATCTCCCCTTTTTCATTAAATACTGCATCCATGTCTCACCTCCATACAGATTGCCTCTAAGGATTACGACGGAGCCTCTATCGTCCTAAATGACCCGTCCTACTCCCACTGGTCCCACGAGCCTTCTTGCCTGCATCGAATGCGAGGCCATAATCCAACACGAATGGGTCGTCGTCTGATCCGCAAACACTCGCTTCCCTGGAGAGCAATCCGTAAACGATTGATTTAAGGTTGGCAACCCGCCAAAGATCCGAGCCAAATGCCAAAAGTTAAGAGTAGTCCGAAAATTCCCAGCAATATTGCTAAAATTATGCCGATATTCGGCGTAACGATCCTGATACCCGAAGACGTTGTCATCCGCTGCGGCATTCTGCCAGAAGAGCTCGGCGTTTGGGATCGATTGCTGCCCGATCCGCTCAAGTTCCCGTTGCCAATAATCTTCTTTTGTTCGCTTCCGCCATATGCGTGGTAATCCATTGACATACATTGACCTCGGCCTAATCGATAATAAGGATAAAATAAATCCATGTTCCTCACAAAAATACCGATACCGATTTGATCGCATCGCTGCAATCCCGTGACCTTTTAACTGTCCAATCGGAAGCGTCGCCTCGTCAGCAGTCACATTGCCGGTACGCAGTACCTCACTGAAACTCACCGTCTGTTTTCCGCCACCCAAATATTCTGGGCGATCAAGACGCGCATCCGACGGTGTAATGCCAAGATATCGGAGATACTCTGTAAACCGATGTCCATATTGTGCCCTCGCTTCCTGGTACCTCTGTAATGCAAATGCCTGACGAATCGCATTCACATTTGCTGCTGTTGCTGTTGATAAATCGGCATATAAATTCGCCGGGTACAATCCATTATACGTTGCCGCTCCCTGAGTAATATTCGACTCACCCAACACCCGTGAGGAGCCTGGACCCGCTGCACCTGTTCCCAATGCAAATGACGCTCCCGGCGATGCCCCACTCACTCGCGTCATATACATCGCATCCGCTTGTGCGCCTGTCACTAACGCCGACGAGCCTGTCTTTACTGTTGCCGACGTTCCTAGTGGTAACGTCACTTGTGGACCTTTTTGCGTCCATGGACGAGACGACGTAAAATAATCCTTTTCCCATGAGACATTCTGTGTCACATTCGTGTCCTGCGTCACCGCTGTGACCAAATCCTCATCACGATAGAATTCGTTAAACACCATATTGTACCCACGCAGCGCCATCATCCCTAACTTCCCCGCTGCATACGTGGCCGGGGGCACACCCATATAATCTAGTGGCTCCCCTTGCGCTACCGTCACACTCCCTGCATTCGTCGGATAGACCGATCCCCCTCCTACTCCATCCGCACCACCCGTAATGAAATCTCCCCACTGGGGAAATACCAATCGATTGGGCACATAAAAATGATGCACACGGACCGAAATGGGATGCATCACTGGACTCAGCTGAGGCGTAAATCGCACTAACAACGACGTTGAATGTTGGATCGTATCACCTGGCAGGACTTCCGTTAATCCGATTGGCACCAACTTGCCCATATCACATGTCAAGAGCTTATAATAGCTCAAGTTGTGCTTTGTTCGCTTCATAACACCTTATCCTTTCTAATACTGCGACCGAGAGCCGCCAATACCTTTGCGCCTCTTTCAGTCTCATAGGTTTCAGTATCTTTCGATATTTTTGTTGCAAACAACTCCTCGACAATAACACGTAAACGCGCCCTTCTCTGCTCGGGTAACACACCGATGGCCTCGTCGATTCCGTCACGAATATACCTCCCTAACGGATACTTGTACCCGGAGACCCGAAACTTATCAAAGAGAAACTTGTCCGTTGACGGATGCTCGCTCACCGCCTTCTTTATCCTCGCAATCACTCCTGATCCTAGCCCCGGCTTCAGACTCATCATCGAGAACTCCGGGGGCCGTCCCAACAGACGACGATCTTTCGGCGACGTCATCTTTTTTGTCACGTACTGCGCAACATACGACATACTCCTCGCCTCTGCTGTCCCGACAACAACAAAACCAAAGGGCCAACTCGCGCGTACCAGCTCTTCCTCCGTCGGCGATAAACCGAATACCACCAGATGATAATGTGGACGCCACGATTGGTCCCCGTATTCTCCAACTGCATAATACCGTAACATCCGCGGGAACACTACACTTCGCAACCTCTTCAGGAACAATTGTAAATGTCTTTTGTCTAGCCATAACGGACCCACCATATCTTTATACGTTAATGTCACAAACGCCGAATATGGATGCTCGCAACTCTCCAACAACATCCGACCAACCCATTGCCGGCTGCGGTTAATCCGGCAGGGACGACACCGACCGCAGCCTAACTCCAATACGCCCTTTCTATATGGCACTGCACACAACATCACATCCGGAATCCTACCCGAATTCCTCTCCGTCCACGCATCCGCCGACTAAATCTCCGACGACGCATCGGCCTCCGTCCTCTCATCCTCCGACGAAAATGTCGCATCATCCACCTCCTTATTTGTTAAACCGCCGTTTATACCGCCGTCCTTGCTGCTTCGACCACTCCAGAAACTCTCGTCCTTTCGTGCCTAACCAGGCCCCTTGCCGATCAATCTGATCGATATACTCATACCGCATCTTTCCAGGATTGTTCAGCGTATACTTCCGACTCGGCGTAATACCAAACAACTGCCACCCAAGAAAATCATCGACCCACTCTTGACCGAACAGACGACGATTCTGATTAATCATTCCGAGCTTTTCGTACCACGGCATCGACTCCATCATCTCCGCTAACGATTCACCCTGTAGCTTATAATGCATCAACGGGAGCTCACCTCTTGGACCCATCACCGACAACTGATACGTGGGATGACTCCCCGCAATTATACTGCCGTAATCCGCCTTGCTGACATCCACCTGAGGTGGACGCACATCAATCAGATCATTCGCCATTCCTGATACATTCGGAGACTGACCCTCAACCACCGGATCTCCCATAATGCCTAGACCCGACACACCTGCCTGTCTATTCTTCGCCGCCTCACTCAAATACATCTGCCTTCTCGCATCCGACTCCGCCAAATTCGCCGCTCCTAACTGCAACTCCAACTCATGCCTCTGTCGCTCCATCACCGGCGCACTTCTCGCCACCACATTGCCAATATTCTGACCCATTTCACTCACCGCAGGCCCTAATGGATCTGATAACGGAATCCCCGTCGATCCTTGCGCAACCTGTGCACCCAACGCATATATCGGATGCACTCCTGCCGCCTTCGCATCTGACATTCTCCACTGAATCGCATTCTGCATAACCTCTTTTTCCCACGCCTGTTGACGCGCTTGCGATCGCTGCGCCGACGAGCTTCCCAACATTCCACCGACCAATCCACCGGCCGCCATAATTCCCGCACCTGCCAACATTGGTAACATGTCTCGCCCTCCGTATCCTGACTCTCCCAGCAACCGATTATACACGGGTCCTTGCATCTCTCACCTACACGTCGTTTCACTCTCCGAGGATCGGTAATATGTACCGCCTCGACCAGGGGAACGCCTCTTGCCGAAACCTGCGACACCATTTACAAACAACATCGTCCTTCTCACCGATCTCTTTCCGCATACCGAATGACTCGCCTTGACCTTTCCAATTCTGATCGGTGCGCCGTAACCAGGCATCACATGAGGCGACGGTCCGGCACTTCTCACCTGTTCTCGTAAAATCGGAACATGCCACCTCTGACCATACAGACGGACGAGCGGCGCTATTCGCAAAAGCGGGAATAGTCTGCGCCGCTCTACATCTTCCGGACGCTGCACCAGGGGCCGGCTTCTCCATAACGCCGAAGCGCTGTGACGCGCGCCCTGGGATAACATTCGACGCCGCTGCACGGCTATCTGTTGCGTCCTTTTTTGATACCGAGACCGTCCATGCTGACGCCTTACTCTGACTCTCACTCGAAGCATACGCTACTCCTTGACTGTCACCTAGCACAGTAGTTATCAAGTTACTACTGTGCCACGTTAACCAACTCAGGCTTATCCACAGGCTTATCCACAGGCTTCTCCACCTTCTCATCTCTCTTCTCCTTCCGCTTCCTTCGTTCCTCATGCACTTCTTCCTGCTGCATCTCTGTAAATTCATGCTCGGAGCGATCTTCACCATCCTCTTCCGACATCACATCAAAATCATCTGCTTCC